CGTATAAACGTAGAGATCGTCCGTCGAGCTGGCTGGGACAGTGCTGATGTAACGGGCAGTGTCAGCTGTGTACTGAATCGTTCTGTCAGGACGGCGCTCGATGTGAAACTCAGTCAGGCTTGTGTATCCCCCTGCTAGCTGCGTAATGACGTTCCCACTCTCGTAGACGTAAACCCCTGAAGGGTCGATCATCAAACCATGTGGGAACAGCGCGGGCTGTTGAGTGTCTTTACCTGCGACATCCACACCGACGAACGTGCCTGTGTTGGCCGGGTCAAGTGTGAACGCAAGGTAACTGCCTTCGTCTAGGGTTGTGATGCTGCGTGAGTGCGATGTCCAACCGACGTTCAACGATACAATGACCTGCGACGGTGTAGCAGGTATTCCTGGAATCGAAGGCACTGCCGCAACTGCAGGCGTACACACATACTGAGTCGTTGTGGTACACGAGTAGATGTATGGGGAGTACCCATTTAACCCTTGATCGCCAAAACGCACACCGTAGATATACGCTACCCACGTGTAGTACGCTGCTTGCACCAGCACCCCGTTGGCATACCACGCGGGAATCAACTCCCATACGTAGGTGATGGACGGGTTCGGTATCCACGCGCATGATGTCACATCTTGGGTGTAGCAGCGCGCAGGGATGTACGGAGAACCTGGAACTGCAGGCGAGCCGGGGCTTCCGGGGATTACGGTTGTTGTCGCCCTTTTCTCAAGTATGCAGCAGGTCATACACCACCCCGAAAGCTCTGTTTGTCAAGTCTATCACGTTAGGGCATCGTCGTAGCATAGTGGCTGTACGGTATATTCGGCATCTGCGGCAGTGCGGGTGGGCCTGCCAGATATTCGTTTGGCTTGACCTCCCCAAACACCCCAAGCGCCCATGCAGCTTCGTCGGGGTCAGTCACTGTCACATCCAGCGGAGCCAGCTTTTGCCACTCCCCTGTCCAGGTCCCCAGGGAGTATGTACGACGAAGTATCCCGAAATAACACGTACCTGCGTCGAACAGCACCCCTAGAACCACAATTTCGGTGCTTGAAGCTCGAAGCACGCGCACCTGCAGAAGCCGTTCTGTAGGCGTAGGTAGGGTTTCCCAGCTGACGAACGGAGAACCGTAATAGAGCCCAACAACACCGATGTGGTCATCCGGGTCTGCTTGGTCGGTTAGCTTGTTTGGCTTGAAAGCACTGCAAAAATACTTGCCGCCACCCACATGGTAAATCTCTGGTCGCACACCTGGAGTGGTGGCAACAAGTGTCGGTAGGACCAATGACACACCCTGCATACCTGACACCGAAAACTCAACCGAGCCGTACTTGCGTGTCCATGTGTAGACGTTTCCAGCAGCTGAGTAAAACATCGCAGAATCCGGTGCCACTGTGTAGTTATTGTTTGGCCAAGGAAACAGTTGCCACATCATGGCTCGAGCTTTACCCCAATCAACAACACCTGCCGTTACTACGCCAGGCGCAAGCGTATTCAGCAGGGTCGTGTTGACCGGGTAGGTTGTTACTGAACCCGCTCCAAGGGTGTATATGCTAAAGAAGATGCGCCAAGGCTCATGCGTAGGATTCGCTGCGAAGTAGGACCCAAAATTTACAGCACTCACACAATGCAGCAGTGTGGGTTGATCACCTGCTGACACCGCAAAAGCGAAGCTGCCTATCGCAGAAGCGCTGTTTGTTGGGTACGCTAGTAGGAGAGTTTGTAGCCCAGACGGTGCTCCGTAAAACATGATCCAGCCTGGGAATGTTGCAGCACCCATACCACTCGGGTTGCCAATAAAACTTTGTGCACACTCCAGCTCATGACTAACCGAGTTGAACCTGTAGACACCTACAGAGTGACTCACTATAGACAACGACGCTGACGAAACCCCTTGTGTAACTTGATAACCGACACCCGAAATCTGGCCCTCAATAAATGCCGAAATGCGTTTTTCAGCAGCACCTGCTTGTGAGTAAAAGTTCAATCGCGCTTCGACTAAACACAAGGCACTCGTCGCAGGGGAAGCACTAACTGTTACCCAAAACGCTTCACTCGGGAACGAGTACAGCGCAGGTGTTGGAACGTGGTCTGGGTAATCTGTGTAAGGCGATACAACAAGTGGTGAAGTCGTAGCTCGCGGGACGAACTTGGCATTCGGTAGTACGGCGTTATTTGATATGGCTGTGTATTCCGTACCCGATGAAACAGTATTGTCCACGACGTAAACATCCCTGCCTGGAGTGAGTCCAGTCAGCCAGTAGTCAGCGGTCATGAGCTTCATCCCGCTGGGCTGAGAACACACAACTGCTGCACCCATCGGCGCAGTGACGGCGATCTTATCCAGACCAGGAGCGAGAACATCAACCCGGTACAAAAAGCCATCGTATAACAGCTTCTTGCTGCGCAGCCCCAACATCTTCAGTTTGTTCAGCAGGCTCTTGGCGAAGCCGAGTCGTTGACGACTGCGCTCGCCGTCAACGTAGATGCTCATGACTTAACCCGCAGGCATACCTGCAGAGAACGAGTTGATCTGCCGCAGGTTAGCAGAGACGAACGCTGTGCTGGAGACCAGCAAGTCCGCACCGACAACGCCGACCGTGCCTTGCATCCGTTTGAACGTAGTAGAGCTGGTGCCATCATCTGCCAAGCTGACGAAGCGGTAGAACGTCGCCGTACCACTGGCTACGCAAGTACCACTCCAGACTTCTGCAGGCGCTTTGACCAGCACACCTGATGTCGGTGTCGCGTCGAAGTTGATGCCAGTGCCTGTGTCGTTGTTGCTGATCGTATCCAGCAGTGTTGCTGCGCCGATCGAAGCGTCCGCGTCTGCTGGCTCAGTACCCGCGTAAATCTTGATGACGCCGCCGTCCATACCCGACTTGACGGAACCCGTAACCAGCATGTGATTGCGCAACCCAGTTGAAATTTTGAACGACATGGCGATTCCTTAGTTGAGAGCGGCGATGATGTCGCCAATGCTGAAAGTGAGCACTTGGTTAGCAGTGAGTGCGCGCGGAACAGGCAACGCGCCGGAGATCAGGCAGGTGCCTGCGGTGCTGGCAGTCCAGATCGAGAGGTGCGTCACGGTGTACCCGGCAGAAGCCGTATCCACTGTCCAGGTCACAGCGCCCTCAGACAGCACTTGGCCTGAGTCTGTCACAGGGTCCGCGAACGTGACGCTCTTGCGCACGTAGTGCGCGTCAGTACCCACCACGACCTCACTGGCTGTACCCGCTTCACCAGGGTCTGCTGTGTGCAGCGCGGCGTACCATGCGGTTGGGCGAGTAGGGGTGGTGGCATTAGTGAACATCCACTTTACTAGCATGTCTTCAGCAGTATTCGTCAGGGACATGATGGCTCCTTAAACCGTAGTAAGTGAGAGACCGACGGTGACATGCAGCGTCTCACCGACACCGACCGACTTGGGTGAAGTGTTCGCTACTGCAGATAACAGCGTCCCCGAAGTAGACCCCCAGGCCGCGCTGGATGTGATGAACCCGCCTTTGATGGTCTTTGCTGCAGTGAAAACGAACTGAGCTGGTGTAGTCAGGTTCGAGAACACGCCGTTGCTCAGCGCATCTGGGGTCAGAGCCAGACGTAACGACCCCGCGCTGGTGTATGCCGTAACCTCACCGCAATCAGCCATCAGTGTAGCCATGGTGTCACTGACCAAAGGTACCCGGGTGTTCTCGTACAGACTGATATACCAGTTGGGGAGCTGAGAGCCTGCGAGCAGCGCAGCGGTGAGGATGTAGTCACGCCCTACGTTGGGGATGAGGTTCTCTTCTCGGTCATGCCATTTGAGCTTGCCGTTGATATCGAAGCATTCGTAGACGTACACGAACCCGATGTCTGCTTGGTGAATCAAGTCCATAACTATTCTCCTGCCTTGCGAATGACTTCCATGTCCATCCAGCTAGTTGTGGCTAGCGGTGACACACCTTGGTTTTTGATGCTTGCGATGAACTGCTTGATGCCGTTCTCTTCCCGGATCAAAGTGGTTCCAACCGTACCCGACTCAGCTGCGATATTCGCTTCCTGAATATTCTTGATCTGACCGTCTTGAGTGCCCACGACTGCTCCTCTCACGCTGTACCACATAACGTCGTTAGTATATGGTACTTTGATGCTCGTACCTGGGACTGCGCCGTAGTTCAACTGGGACTTCGGCATGAACTCATCTGGCCCGCCACCTGCGTAGAAGTACGTCTGGTCTGCGACGAACCAGATGCCGCCCGAGACAGGCTCCATGATCGTCACGTCTGCCGGGAACTGAATGAAATTGCGCTGCTTCTGCACGCTGCCCAGCATGAATGGGTCGGTGAACCAGACCACCTTACCCACTGCGACATAAACGCGCCCGTAGAACTCACGCACTATCGAGCCGGCAGGTACTGCCATGTACTCAGGGTCAGCTGCGAGGTGTGCGTCGATATCCCAGCTGGTAACGACTCCGTTCACGATACGCTTGGTAATCAAGCCGTCCGTGAAATACACTACGCCATTGGAGCACTCAAACGCGACAACTTCCCCCAGGACACCTGAAAACAGCGCGGTTGATGTGTTGTCATCGTTCAGCCGCATTAAGTTCGTGCCAGAGATGTAGAACGTACCCACATCGCACGAGTACCCCGCGCGTGTGTTCAGTCCTGAGACGATCTTTGTGTAACCTGCTCGACGGCGGGCATTGCCCGTATCGTCCAAATCTACGTTCACAATATTACTCGCCGCGCCTGGAGGAAGTTTGTACCCCTCTTTCCGGTTGTTCATCCCTACAGGCCAAGGGCCAAGCACAACCGGGGGTAAGGGTTCTGTGCTCGGGTACTCGTGCATCACTTAACCCATGCGAAGCCGTCACGACCGAAACTCCATACCGTACCGGCGAAACGGCGACGGCGAGCTTCAAGTTTCGCGTCAGCAACCCACTCTTCGAAGGCAGCTTTGCGCGTTTTCGCGCGTATCAGCGATTCTGCATCCACGTCATGATTCGAAAGCGCCTTGTACGCTGCCCAGTCAAGCATCCCAAGCTGCCACTCTTCACGAATCTCGGGCTCTTCCTCGGGGTTGTCTAAGGACAATTTCGCCAAAGGTAGCCGTATCAGGCGGAGGTTAATCACCTGATCTGCGTAATCAGCAGAAGGCTCCGGGTACACCCGAAATGACGCATCTTCTTCGTCAGTGGCGAATGCCATCGGCTTACCCGGAGGCAGCGCTGCAAGGAGGTTGATGTCGAAGAACAGGGAGTCGTCCGTACGAAACGGCGTATCTAGCACACCATGCCCGGTACGGGATAAATCGGTTGGCGCACCCGCCAAGCGAGCAGATATGACACTAAGGACGGACTTGTCCAACGGGTAGACAGACACCCCTGGCTCCAACACCACCTCAGTCAGCGATGATGTGCGGTCAGTGAGAGAAAGCGTCAACCGGCAGAACCGAAAATACGCGTCGTTGATGTACCGAACAAGGGCTTCATCCGACCAAAGGCTGTCAGACGTACCTGAGACAAGACCAGAACTGTCTCGAAGAATGTTCTTACGAAGTTCGTCAAGCAATTCTGTCAGGGTCATTTACACGTCTCTTGCGATCACCCGATAAGGAAAACGGGTTTTGTTGCGGTAGCCCATAACCTGCTGGGTCTGAGCGTTGAATACGGGCGCACCCATGACAGCATTATCCATATGTTCGAGCAAAAAGTCAGGTACTTCGACCTCTTCTCCTGCGACAACGACGAACGGATCACCGTTGATCTGAATAAACAGCCCTGTAGGTGGAATTTCAGGATTTTCCTCGAATACCACACGAACAGCCTTGGCTTCAGGGTAGCGCTTTTGCCACGCGTAACCTTTTACCTTGGTTTCTGCTTTGTCCACTACGGGGTTCGCTGCCACGTCAATCTCCTTCTGCGTTTTCATCTTCCTTCACTGCACGCGCGAAAGCGGCATCGAAGGTACTGGAACTATCTTGCGGTTTCAATTTGGGTAGCACCTCGGTAACGAAAGCGCACACACCTTGCACCGTGTCGAAATTGTACTCGACCCACGGGTCTTTCCACGGCTTTTTCGGGTCGTCGTTGTTGATCTCTGGATCGCAGACGTAGACACCAAATCCGCCTCGATTAACCTCAATCTTGAGTACACAATCATCCATACGAACTCCTGATGGTCTGGGGACCAAAGTCCCCAGAGTCATGCGGTCAGCCAATCGCTTCCCAATAGAAGGTCTTGCTGGCAACCATCGTGGTAGCGGTCACAGTGAAGGTGTTACCCGACACGGCGATGCCGTTGGTGGTTTCCAGAGTGCGCGTACCAGCAGCAACCGAGTGCAGCGAGGAGGCGGGGTCCATGCCTTCGTACCACTCATCAGAGATGCGGTCGGTCAGGTTGTGGAAGCGGACAACGCGGGGAGCGAAGCCCAGGGTGAACGTCTGTGCAGCGGCAGTACCAGAATCCGAAACGACTTTACCAACAGCGTGATTGGTAACACCGGCCAAATTGGTCTGGGTGTTGGGGGCGAGAATTTGTGCAGCCATGTGTATCTCCTGAAATTTGGGTTAAGCGAGAGGACCGGAGCCCTCTCAGCTCAGCGTAGCTTAGGACGTGGCGGTGACTTCAGCACGAGCCATCCAAGCCTCGTTTAAAATCACGCTTGCCTGCATGGTCTTCCAACCCACAGTACCACGTTGAGCCAGCGGGTCGCCAGCGGCAGGTTTCGGATTCACGACCATCGGGGTCAGTGAGTCCTTGCCCTTCAGCGGTACGATACCATAAGCATCACGTGCCAGGAACAGGATCGGGTACACGTCCCAGAGAGTGCCGGTCGTGGAACGGTAGGTCGTACCACCCGAGGTAGCCGCACCCGCATCTACCCAGGGGGCGAACACAGTGGACGACAGGTAACGAACGCGCTCAACGGAGCCGATCTCGTTCTCGAACGGGGTCACGGTGCCGTACTGCTTCGTAGAGATGAACCCGTTCATATTGCGGATGTCGCTCTCGCAGTCGGGGTGAACCAGACCAATGAACGCGGCTTCCACCGGCTCAGTACGGAAGTTGGGGGTGGACGAAACAACCTGGGTGATCGGGCGTGCGTTCTGACGAGTCAGTGCAGTCGTGATCTTGCGTTGCAACTCGCGGTTGATAGGCCCGATAACCGAAGTACGCACGGTGGTGACTTGACCCGTAGTACCAGCAGCGTAGAACGCGTTGGTGCCGGCTTTCAGGACATTGAAACGCAAGGTCTCAACAGTCAGTGCGGCCTGCTCCCCAAGAATCTCGGTAGCTTGCTGCAGCACCGGGTCTTCATGGGTATCCATAACCACATCGGTAATGGTGGTGTAGTCTCCGTACTGCGCCAAGGTGACAGTGTAATCCTGGTTTGCGAGGTTACGGCCAGATGGGGTCACACCTTCAACGAGCGCTGTGGTCGCCAGTGGGACGTAGTAGGCGGGGTTAGCACCACCGGAAGAACCGGAGGCAGTACCTGCACCCGCAGCACCCGTCGTACCGCTCAGAAAATAACGACGAAACTTGGCAACTTTAGTGGCATTGGTGGGTATGGGGTACGTCTGACCGAACTTCTCGATACAGAGGTACGGCATGCCGCGCTTGAGCATATCTTTGATGGCGTACGCTGCGGTACGAGGCGAGATGTCGCCGTAGTTGATGACGCTGGACATAGTGTGACTCCTGAGTCGTTAAAAAAGTTAGCTTGCGGTCGTGGTGAGCGTCGGTGCCACAGCAGTGGTATCCGTCGCAATCGTGGCATTGCCGTTGTAGTCAGTAATCAGCTGTGCAAGCTGAGTCTTCAACGCTGTAAGATCAGCCAACACTGCCAGCAAAACCTGTTGGGTTGCAGGATCGACCTGCGTGCCCTTGATTGCTGCCATATCAATCTCCTAAAAAAGAATTACCCGTTCATTGCTTCGGTCCATGCGCCATCAAAATCCGTAGGGTCTTGACTTTGCGGAACTGCACTACGCTTTGAACTGACAACCCCGAGAGATCGAGCTACTTTTTTAGCCGCTTCCGGTAAGTCAGTTACTTTGGCTGCAGGGGCCGGTACAGCTGCTAACGGCTTGCCTGCTTCCATTTTGTAGCGGTTGATCATATCCACCACCTCGGCGGCAGACCCCTCTTCCACTACATGCTGCATCGCAGTTTTCATGTAACTAGGCTGTTTGTCAACCCACTGCAAAACATTTTCATAAATCTGGTCATAGTCGGGGTGAGCTTTGACCAGTTGAGCATACTGCATATCCACCGCCGAAGTCTGGTAGTAGTCCAGAACGGGGTTCAGTGTGGGCGCAAGCGCGTTGAACACCTGCTGCGCCGTTTCATACTGTACTTGGCGCATCATAAGCTCGATCCCGGCAGCGACTTCAGGCCACTCTTTCTTGAAACCGTCCAGGGCTTGTTGTTGTTCCGCTGTGTACAGCGGCGGCGCTTCCGGTTCAGGCTGAGCTTGTTGCTGTGGTTCAGACGGACGTTTCAGGGCATCAAGTTCGGATCGCATCCGAGCAAGCTCGGCTTGGTAGTCTGGCTCAGCAGTCTCGACTTCCGGCTCAGGCGCAACCTCTGCAGGAGCCGTCTCGGTCTGTGCGGCACCTTCAACCTCGGCTTCCGGCTCAACGACCACAGGCACGGTCTGGTCCTCGCCTTGAGGCTTATCAGCGACCGCATCGTTAAACGCATCATTGAACGCATCACCCCCTCCAAGAATTACTGCTGCGGGTTCCTGCTCGTAAACCGCTTTAACGTCGCTCATTCCGACTTCACCTCATCAAATGTTGGTTTCTCAATGCAGTCTAGCAGAGATTTACATTCTGCGTGCTGCCCCTGCAATTTGCGTACTTCATCCCAGGAACTGGCCGAGGTCAGCCCCACCTGGATTTTGTCCATCCGGTGCTGCAGCCACTGCTTGACTGCTATCAACCCCGGTTCCTGGTGACACTGGAACATAGTTCTTCGCACCTCCAGCAGCTGCGACCTCGTTTGGTGTAACACCGGCTTCAAGCCCCTTCAAAAGTGTGGAAAAAACAGTTGTCGCTGCGGCTGCATCGTTCTTACCCGCTTGCGACAGGTTCTTGAGACTTTCTGCAAGAATCTTCCGTACCGATGCTTTCATCAGTTCTTCCTGATCCTGCGATTCTTTCTGCTGCTGTGCCGCTTGTCCTGCCTTGATCTGGTCAGCCTCAATCTGCGCCACGAACACCTTGCTCAACGGCATGTCACGCGCTGCACCGCGTTCCAACGCCATCTCGTACCAGTTCACGAACGCACGTTCTTCTGGTTGTAATGACATCACATACTGATCCAGCTGGCTACCTCTGATCTCTTTCGCTACGAGACTCATGGCACCGCGCGCCACCGCTTGGTAGTCGCCTTTTATGCTGTCCTTTGTACTCAGGTATTGGTTGAACGCCAGCAGGGATGTCATCACAGATTGCGTGAACGCGTCAAAATTGCGCACCACATCTTTGAACGGCAGGGCTGCATCGCCCTTCAACATGCTCGCGCCTGTTGCTGTCCGGTACGGCTCGCTCGGTCCCCTGCTCATGTCGCCGCTGTTCGCCGGGTTCACGAACGTCTCCGTGTCTGCGAACTCCTTGAACACGTTCATCATCGAGATCAGTTCCTGCAAGTGTGAGTCGATCTTGATCTCGCGTATTGCAGGTAAGCTCGCGTCCGCACCCGTGCCTTCCCTGTACCAGATTTTGTACGGACCGATGCTCTTCAGGTCTTGGTCCAGACGCATCAGGTCCGTATTCAGCTCTAGCTGCGGACCACACACCACTGAGGCGTTGTCCATCGCCATCCGCGCGGTAGCTGCGACACCCATCTGGCTGTCACGCATCACGTTGGGCAGGCCATTACCGATCAGCGCAGTGTCATCTTCTTCGAATACAAACTGGTGGTACGTGTTGACGAAGCCACCCTCGGAAAGCCGGAACCACGGATTCAAGTCACCCTTGATCACGGTGCCATCCAGCACCCACACGACTGCAGGCACATCCTCGGCCATCATCTCAGGCGGCACTTCGATGCCGATGTTCGACAGCTCAGGTGCGTACACGAAGCCTTCCCACTTGATCAGCTCGTATTTGCGCCCCTGGTTGTCTCCCACAGCAGTATGCACACCTAAAGACTTCAGCTCAGTCTCGTAGGTACGGCGCTTGTAGTTCCCCTGCTGATGCTGGGCCAGATACTCCTTGATCACACTACCGAAGAAGTCTTCTCGATCAGCCAGCTTGCGCACTTGATGACGGCTCATGACGTAGCGTTGGAACTGCCCGTCCATCTGGTCCCAGGTCTTCGCGCTCATGTCAGGGTAGTAGTCCCAGATCGGCACGAACTCGAACTGCGGGCGCATGACGGACGCCACGCTCGGCTCAAGCTGCCCTGTCATTGGGTTCATCTGCCATGACCGCTGCTGCTGCTCTCTCACGAACGGCCCGGTAAGAACGCCTGCGCCGTACAGCACGCCTGACGCCACCACCTTACGGCACAGCGTCACGTAATCTTGATTTTTCGTCCCGCCCAGCTCATCCAGCTGGTCATCAATCTCCTGGCTCATCGCTTCTGCGCGAACCTTCGCCTCAGCCTGCACTGCCAGCTCAACCATTTGTGCTACGTCTACCGGCTGACCCTGCTGCTGCGCCTGCATAATCTGCTGCTGCACCTGAGCCAGCAGGGACTGCATGATCTCGATCGGCAAGTTGGGTACAGGTGACGGCTCGATGGACCAGTTCTTCTCGCTGCTGGGGAACATCAGGTTCATCAGCCGGGATACAGTGCTGACGCACTTCACCCGCGTCAAGCGGGGGTATGCTTGCGATCGGTTCGGGTCGAGCTTGACCTTGATGTCCGGGTCGTACTCACCCAGAAACTGGCGCAGGTTGCGCATCCACTTCAGTTCAGCCAGACGCCGCTCAGTCTCGTACTGCGTGAAGCGCGACATCAGCCGCCCGCCCAGGGCATCGAGAGCTTGTCTGTTTGGAGGCGGCGGTACGACTGTAGCGGGGGCTTGGGTGTTCGGTGGGATCATTTCTGTCCTTTGGGCGGGGGCATCTTACCGCATCGCGTACGTATTCTGGAATGTGGGCGGTACGAACCGCTTCTGGGTATTGTAACGCGCCGATCGCGCTGCGGTGTGTTGGAAGTATCTGCACAGGTACTGGAAGCTATCTGCTGGGTGGGACCAGATGTTCTTCTCCGGCTCTGCGCGGTCCTGATCGGGTGCTTTCGTTTTAGCGTACCTGTACCCGCCGCTGAGCGCTTTGATCAGAGGCTTGCATCCCACGGGGTCCAGCAGCACAGCCGGGCCGTTGTCCGTCAGGCGTGTCAGGAAGTGTTCCACTGCCTCCAGTCTAGGCTGCAGCGTGTTGTTCATGTCCACGAACTTGACCTTGAACCCGGCCTTGCGCAGCCAGTCCACTGCAGTCTTCTCGTCGTTCGATGAGCGGTTGTTTGCTGCTGGGTCTGGGGTGAAGAACACCTCGTAGCCCTTGTACTTCTGCGCCAGCAGGGGCTTGATCTTTAGGTCGATCAGTCGCTCGGTGCCCATGTCCTGGGTGCTTAGGCAGTCGTAGGCGAGCAGCTGTCCGTTGAGGGTGTACTGTCCGAACGTGAGGCCACTGTTGAGTCCAGGGTCAAACCCAATGGCAAGGGGCAGAAGTGGATTGGGCATGAGTGGTCCCCGAGCAATGTGGAGTCCTGGATTGAACATAGGGAATACGGGCTTTCCAGCGTTCGTTCGACCATACATGTTCCTCAGATAGACGTTGATGTACTCCTCGTTGTTGACCGCCGACTTTACCTGGGTCTCGTAGTAGTCCTTCGGCAGGTTCTCCAGGTTCTCCGCGTCCGGGTTAACGTCGTACGTACCTGGGATCAACGCAGGGGGCTGGATGAACACCGACATGTTCTCTGGCGTGTTCTCCTCAATCAGCTTGTATAACCAGCTGTCTTCCTCGGGTGGGTTTGTATCCAGGAACACGACCGGCCTGTCACAGCCACCTTCACGGAGGATGTTTCCGTCCTGATCCAGCGTGTCAGGCAGCATCAGTTTCGAGGGGTAACGTCCGATCCGGCCTACCGCCGCGATGAACACCTTCTCGTTGATCTCCCGCGCCTCGTTGAACCAGATGCCACTGACCTCCAGCGATAGCAGTCGTGCGATGTCGGCCTCGGTATCCAGTGGGCGAAACATGAACTCAATCTCCACGTTCGGTGCTGGCCTGAGCACGAACGTCTTCTCCGTCGCCTTCCACTTACCTGCTTCACCATCTTTGAAGAACGCGTTGAACGATTTGAACGTCGTGTCCATCAGCTGCTGGTTGGTGTTCCGTACGATCGCATAGCGAGTTCGGATGATGCCGTCCAGGCAGGGGCGCTGTCTCAAGCCTTCGTAGGTGCAGGCGAAAATACAGCCTGTAGACTTGGCCGAACCGACCGGACCCATGATGAGCTTCGTTGTCTTCTCGTCCCGGATGAACTGCTTGACTGTCGGGGGTGGGGTGTAGTTCAGATCAGCCATTGGGTTATCCGAGGTTGATCTGGATGTTCAGTGGCTGCTGTGCAGGGCCACCTTGCTCGACGTTCTTGGGCTCGAAGCCTGCCACACGACTTGTCCACTTCAGCAGATCGGCCCGCACGCTCGGCGGGACTTCCTTGTCGTGTACCAGACTCCAGCTCACCTTCAGCATCTCCTCAGCCTGCATCTTGGCTTTCAGTTTGAATGCCATCCCTTCTTCCTTGACCAGCGCCTGAGCGTCTTTGTAGGCGGAAATGAACGCCGGGGAGGTCATCAGGTCCGCGAAGTCGTCCTTGGTCAGACCGTAGGAGGTATAGATTGTTTCCATAGGCGCGGTTTTCAGCGCGAGTTCTACTGGCAAAAGCGGTGAAAACCCCAGATCGTCATCAGCTGACAAAGGGGTGTGTACTGCTCGTGCAGGAGGGGCAAAAACGTCACTCTCAACGTCGATATTACCCTCACCACCGAAGAAATCACTCAGGTCATCTAGGCTCATGCTACGCAAAATAGGCTGTTTTGGCTTGTGCGTCAAGGGGTTCTGTTGTTTTTGTGTTCGGGTTTTTGGCCGGGAATAGGTAGAAAAAACGTGTTTTTTAGTAGATTTTCGAGATTTTTTGACTTCCAAAAACTACGTTACAGACGTTAGATTTCGAGATTTTTTGACTTTCAAAAACTACGTTACAGACGTTAGATTTCGAGATTTTTTGACTTTCATGCGAGGGGGACACCCAATTCAGGCGCACGACGCGGACAAACCCCCTCGGCGGGTGTC